ATAAACAGTTCCCGTTGAACTGTTAGCATATATTGTGGATAATGTTTGTCCCGATGATGGGTTTGGTGTGTATATTGATATTCCATTAATATCACTCAATATTAATTCGTTATTATTTGAAATTGGGTCAAGCCATGGTTGTGATGTACTACTGTCACAATCAACAATCAAATTATAGGTACCATCGACAGTTGATAGGGTACCTGTTTTGACACATCTTGTTTGTGTATCACCTGTGTCGACATATAAATTAGTTGACGATGTTCCCGAACAAGGTATAAACGTAAATGTTGCACCTGATGCTCCACCATATAATTCGTACTCATCACAACTAGTTACAATCGTAAACGCATCCCTTAAAGCCGTCCCCGAACCAACCATGTGATATAGTAAAGATGGGTCCGTGGTGCCGGTTGTATTCGGTACTGACGGTGTCTCATCTACTTGGTCACAATTCTCACATTCAGGATATATTGCTAGTCCTAACCTTACTGTTCCAAAACGTTGTATCGCCTCAATTACAGAATCCAAGAATTCAAATGGTCTCCAGTTAATCAAAGTGACACCGAACGCCCTTATGTAAATTCTAAAACTATAAAAGATTTGAAATGGCCATATTAGCACTTGCATCAACCCAACTAAAGCGGTATAAACAATTCTTTCAAATATGTTTAATATAATTGCCAGAAGAATTGAAAAATTAAATTTTTGAATACCCCAATTGACTGGTGGTGTATTAACGTTACTTTGACAATCCTCTTCTTCTTTTGGAGAAATCTCTTTAATTCCTAAGAATGTATTTCTATTGAATCCACCTGAAGAATACTGTCCACCCATAAAAGATGAAACACCATAAACCTTATTATATGTAAATCTATAAAAATAATCCTCAGGATAGTAACTTCCCATCACCGAATTAAAGATGTATGAACTATTTAAAGCGGATGCCGGGTAATCAGACCAATCGGTTGACCAAGCATAAGATGCCTCAATGTCATTTTGAAACTCTCTGATGTTTGGAATTAGGTAACTTGCCGTTGTTCTAACCCTACCTAAAGTTTCATTTTTTATTGAAACTCTAAATCGATAACAAGACGATGTTGGTATACCTTTATTTGGGTCATTGGTATATTCATTCTCACCAAATTCATTGGTGTACAAATAATCCATGTTCATTGGTAGAGGTAAAACGAATGAACCGTCATCCTCCACATCTTCCTCCACTTCTAAAAATTCTAATATCGGTCTATTCTGACTATCTTTTTTACTTGTAAATCGTAATATTTCAATTTTAGCGGGAAATGTAGTTAAATCACACTTTCTACCCATCTTACTTTTTGGGGTACAGTTTTTGTTTACTGTATTTGTTCCTTGGTCAGAATAAATGGAACCTAGTAGATAAGCTTTAGGTTCAATTCTCACCCCCTTATTTGATAGGTCAAAATCCGTTCTTGTTAATCCGATTTCACATAAATCTTCATTTCCCCAAAACGGGTAAACCTCAATTGTTTGATTAAACGAAACAATTTGTGGTAATGCGTCAAGGTCTTCAGATGATTTAAAAGTATATTCGTTTTTGAATTGGTCAACTCCCATACCCTGACGAATGAAATCATCGGGTCTCAATGAGAAACAACCAATATCTGAAAGGTCAACATCAACATGAATGGTTTGTGTTCCAAGAGGGACTCCCCAAATCATAAAGTCACCAGCATCATTTGTTTTTGCGGTGTACTTGTAATATTTTTCATAAACCTCAAGAACCTCTTCTCTTGTTAAAACATCTTTTTGGTCGGGGAATGTACCTGTTGGAGCATGTCCTCCGTGTTGTTTTCTTGATGGAAGTAGGTTATACCTATGTCCTGTATCATTTTTATCTGATACGGTTGTAAATGGGTATAACTGTGAAACTACAGGGTCCTCACTATCACTCTCACTTAATGGGACAAATATTGAAATCCTTGCATTGGGAACACCAAAACCATTATTAACTGATATTCTACCTACAACTACTCCATAATCAGAGCACATTGACGTATAAACATCCGTTTGGGTGAATTTTAATGATAAAATTTCCAATAAGTCATAGTCCTGTTTTAATTCAACTGTGACTTTTTGGTCCCTACCTATATTTGTGGTTATTCTGTGTTTCTGCATACCTTACCTATATAAATAGAAATCTATTTATTTTCTTAAAAAATACAGAAAATAAAAATTAGAATGTAGTCGAACCGAGAGTTTTGACTCTTATTTTGATATCTTTATTCGGGAATCTTATTTGGAAAATCTGATTTGATTTCATGTAGATTGTCATATCAGATTGTAAGATTTCTTTTGTTGCCGGGTCAGAATAAGAATGTGCAACTTCTGCACTTGAGTATTCTCCACCGGTTAGATTGAAAACTCTCACATCTACGACGTTTACAACACCGTTAACTTGACCTATTAAACGATTTAAATCACCAACAAGTAATGGGTCTCCCATTTTTCTTTTTTCAATTGCGAAATAATCAACAATATCCTCAATTGAGTTTGTGATAATTTCGGTTTGATTGCCGTTTTTATCAATAACCAAATCAATTTCAAGTCCCATGTCAATTACTTGACCACTTTCAATATCCACATAATCGTTAATCATGCGATATTCAGATAGGTAATTTAAAATATTGTTTTTCAATGTGGTAGATACGGTATCAGAAAGATTTCCGTTCTCGTCATATGATAACAATTTGATTTTTACCTTATTATCTTCTTCCATTACATTAACCTTAGCAGGTGCTCCATATGTAGATGGCATTGTTTCAATCAATGATTTATAATCATTCAATGTAACCGCTCTGTTTTGTGCTGCAAAGTTGTATGCAATCATGTTTCTGATTTCATCAATTGAAGGTTGGTCCGCTCCACCGATTGCCGGTGTAATGTTTGTTACAATCAGAGATTGATTTACTTGAGTGTTTATTGACGAATTTGGTCCCGTTAATACAAAATCCACATCATCAATACTTGTAATGACGTTCACCCCCAAATTACTGTCTTTACCACC